GGTGGAGATTAGTCGATGAAGAAAACCGGCCCCAAGCTTCAACCGAAGCTGATCCCGCAACACAAGCGTCTCGCAATGGGAATCCCGACCAAGGTCGGAGGCCCTACCGGCAAGCCCTACGGCATGGCCTAGCCCCTTCGCGGGGCTTTTTCACATTCAGGAACAAAGATGACTAGCTTTAGAAACGATCAGGGCACGGGTAGCGTTGAAGCTGACGTAGCGACGATTACCGCGCTTACGGCCACGGCCGCGACGCTTGGCGGCGCTTCGACCATTGGCGGGATTGGTCCGTCCGTCCTCAAAAAGGTAACGGTGACCATCGTTGACGGCGCTGCTGCTGGTACGTTCACGCTTCCGACCGGCGCTGTTGTCGAACATTACTACATCGACACACCGACCACGATTCCGGGCACTCCGACCAATACGAATCTGCGTCTCGGTTCTGCTGCCAACGGCGAGCAATACGTCGCTGATGTGGACGTGAAAACCCAAGGCTGGATTAACGCCACGGTGGTTTACGCGGGCCGCAAACCGGCAACGACGGTTCATTACACGGTGGCCTCGTCTGGCGGCACTGCTGCCTCGCAGGACGGTTCTGTCGTGCTGTATGTCGCTTACGCCGTCCCGGTCTAACAATGGACAAGGTAGCGCAGCGCCTAGCTGACAAGGCAAACGCCCTCCGTGGCACTTTGACCGATACCCCATACGCGGATTGGGAAGGTGCCACGGAAGCCCAGCGCGAGTTCTGGCGAGAGATTGCCCGCGCCAGTCAAGACCACGGCCAAGAACGCGGCTTTATGGGCGAGCCGCCTATCCCGGACGAAATGGTCAACACGACCACCGGAGAGAAGTTGAAGGGTCCGAAGAAAGCCAAGGCCAAGTGACGACATTCCTCCTGACAATCATCGCCATTGCCTGTTGCATCACAGCGGCGGTGACGGTGTTGCGGGAGATGGAATGACCCGACAGATGCGATCCAGAGCCGTCCGGGTAGCATTACGTTCCATGGTGACGCGCCGAGACTGGCCGCAATCGTCGGGGCTTCTGGCCCAGCTTGTGAGCATCGGTTGGCTGCGTCTGGACGGCGTGTAAAATAAATCTGTCAAAGGGGTTGCGTGACCGGACTTAATCGGGTTTACTCTCTTCAACAAAGGGAGACGGCCATGTTTAAGAACCTTCGCGACCTTACGGATTTCGGATCGACCGGTTGGGTCCGCGTCTATCAGGTTTGGGATGCGGCTGGCGTTGTGGTCGCCAAGGTGACGGCGGCTCAAGCCCGTGAGCAATACACCGGCCCGCAATATCAGTTCGCCCTGCTTCATGAGGTGAAGGTGTGAGCCGGGAACCGTTCAAGCCGGTTCTAGACCGCATCCTAGCCGCCCAGCCCGAGATTTTCCTACAGAACCATGAGGGCTATTACCGTCACCGCGACGTGACCGAGCTGATTCAGCAGCTTGTGGATCACCGAGCCGCGCTGGCGAACTTGCTTTCCGACGATTACGGGACAGCGAACGCGAGGGCTGAGGCGCGGGCGCTTTTGGCGGGGTGGAGCAAATGATGCCGCTGCTAGACCGATACGAGCGGGAGTGTCTGCTGGCCGAGACTGTAAGGCTTCGCGACAAGTTCCGGGCAAATTGGCCTGAAAGCCAACGCCTGCCGATTTTGGAAAAGGACGTGCTTCGCCAGTGTCGAGAATTGGGGGTTCCGAGTGTCTGATGATTCGAGAAAGCCCGACATTAAGGATGCGGCGCTAACGCTGGCGACGTTTGCAGGCCATGACGATGATTGCCTGATTAACCGCTTGCCTAGCGAGGGCATTGTGCCGAATGTTTGCAGTTGCGGCTATGTGGCGGCGCGCAAGGCGGTGTTTGCGGCGCTAGACCTGCCGTGGTAGCTTAGTCCTGCTTAGACGGTGGAACCGGCTGCGGAGCCAGTTTCCGATTAAGGCCCGGACAGGTTGCCGCCTGCCGGGCCTTTTTGCTGCGCGAAAAATAATCACACAAAGGGTTGACGCGTCCGGTCACTCGTCTATGTTGGTTTCAACAGGGAGAGACGAGATGCAAATCCAAGTCGGACAAACCGCCCGCACCGTTTACGGCCAAGGCGTTGTTGCCAAGGTCAACGGCAAGTCGGTGATCGTCACCGTCAATGGTCAGGATCACAAGCTGACCGCCAAGCAATACGGGATCATGAACTAATGCGCGACACCAGCCACCTCGTTGCCCTCATGACCGGCTTGAGCCGTGAGCGTCAGCGCCTCGCCGCTGCCCGCACTGAGCAAGAGCGCGCCCTTCGCACCGTGTGGGTTCGCCAGTCGGAAAAGGAAATCAACGCGGAAGAGCGTTTCCTCGGCATGGCGGAAACCGATTGGAATGAGCCGGAAATGTCGGCTGACGATCTGATGGCGGAGCTGATGGCATGACTGATCTTGAGCGCGCAAGTCACGCGGTCGAGGATGCGCTGGCGTCTGACGACAATCATCCTGACGATATTGCTCGCGCGGTTCTGTTGGCCGTCCGTGAGGTGTCGCAAGAGACTTATAACGACATGACCACCGCCCAAGCCCGCAACAAAGCCCGCGCCGCCGAACGTTCGCTAAACTGGTCTGCTGCTGCCGACCTCTACGCCGTCGCCATCGCCGCCTACCCGATCCAGCAACGCAAAGACGGTCTGGCCGCTGCCGATGTGGCAAATCTTGAAAGCAAGCGGGCGCAATGCCTGCGGATGGTAGCCGCATGAACACCGAGGAAGATTGGAAGCGCGAACGCGAGGAATCCAAGCCTTGCCCTTATTGCAAGGGGCGCGGCTGGGTGGTCGATAAAAACGCTCCAAGCGGGGGCAGTCCGTGCGGCTGTGATGAGCCGGAGGAGGAAGAATGACCGCAACTATCAGAAAGCAAATCCAACGCTCCCGCTTAGCCCATAGCGGAGGCAAACGTCTGGACCTGTATCTAACCAAAGAGGAAGCGGAGGCCCTTGAGGCGTTCAAGGTGCGCGGGCGTCACAGAAGCCTGACAGATGCGGTCAAAGCCCTGATTGCGCCGCTCGATCAGGCCGAAAAATAAACCGACCTAAATGCATTTTAGGGCTTGGCGCATGGGTAGAATGTGCTATCCATAGATACCGGCGCAGGGCAATCAAGCACTAGCCGGAACGGAAACAGACAGATGACCACCACCGCAGCGTATCGCGCCGAAGCCCGTAACGCAGAAAAGCACTTGCGTTGGGCTACTGCTGCCGAGTTCTACGCCGCCGCGATTGAGGTTTATCCGCGTAATGCGGATCGTAAGTTTGACTCGCTCGCTGCCCGCGACGTGTCGCTGATGGAGGCTAAGCGCGCGGCTTGCCTTCGCATGGTTCAAGCTTAAGGGGGTCGAGATGCCGATTGAAGAAATGACCAACGAAGCCCTAGCGGCGCATCATTCCGAGATGATGTCGAAGGCCCGCGCGGCCCGCGCTGAGAACGATTTGGACATGGCTCAGATGTATTTGGCAGTTGTTCGGCCGATGAATGTTGAAATGCTGCGCCGGATGCGAGCTAAATGACTTCTGAGCAATACCGCGCCGCCCTCTCAACCCTCGGCTTGTCGCAACAAGCGGCGGGCCGATGGCTCATGGTAAGCCCCAAAACCGCCCAGAACTACGCCAAACTTGGCCCAAGCGGTCCAGCGCACAGGGCTATTCTGATGGCGCTTAAGCACGGCCTGACCGAATAGAAGGCGAAACTTTTTTCGTCCTTTCTGCATTTTCCCTATTGCGCACATTATGCCCATGTGGGATAACAAATCACCGGGGCGCGGCAATCAAGCAGCACCCGGCAGGAACTAAGCAGATGACCTACGAACCGACCACCGCTCAAGTCGCCGCCGATTTCATCCGTTCCGTGGATGCGAAGCTGGCCTCTATGTTTATGGCGCAGCCCTTCAACCGCGTCACCATCGCCCGCGCCTTCGCTAAGGGCCTCGTCCGCGACCCCCAGCAAATGGGCGAGAGCATTATTGCTCTTGCAGAAATGGATCGCGATCAGCGAATGGAGTTGGCAAGATGAGTGTGAAGGCGTGGAAAGAGGAGCGCGACGCCTGCGATGCTCCGGTGTGGTTGTCCGTCGAAGCCGCTGCGGGCTGGTCAAGCGGCTATAACGAAGCCGTTAACGCCGCGCAGGCATTCTTAATGGTCAAGGTTATAGATCAGTTTTTAGAAGCGTATGACGAACTGACGCTCGCAGACGTGTTCTTAGTTTTTGGCGAGCGTGAAGCCCGGCTTGTGGCGGACGCAAGGGAAAGTCTTGGGCGGCCTCTTCTAGGCAATGAGGGGGATTTCGCGTGAGCCCCTTGGAACACAATCTTGCGGCCTTGATAGCCGCCGCTAATCGCGAAGCCGCCCGTGTCTCCCGCTTGCCTAATCCCTCCACCTAGTCCATATTCCCTACAGCTTACATCGAACGCTGCGGCACTCGGTTAAGCGAACAAACGGAATAGACCAAGGACCGCTGACGGATGACAGCCAACCGCCGGGAACAACTCGACGCTATGGCTGCCGCAGCAAATCAAGAGCTGGCAGAACGCTTCCGCGTCGTGTTTATGGATGGCGAGTTTTCGTTAGAACCTCGCGACCAGAACGCACAAGGCCAGAAAACAATTCCCGTCCTGACTTGGGTTAACGGCGCTGCCCTTGGCGAAAGCCCGATTGTCCCGCCAGTCGCTCGCGCCGAAGACGCCGTGTCAGCCATGATGAGCGGGCTAAAAGCATTTCCTGCCGGAAGCGTAATGTTTGCTCGCGGCCCCATGACGGTTGAGGAAGAAACCAACCACGAAACCGGCGAGACACAAGCAAGGACATTCCTGCGCGCCGCAATCATTTCGGAGGCTGCGTAATGCCCGGCGGACGCCCTAGCGATTACACGCCAGCAATAGCCGATGCATCGCCTCTCACGAACGCAGAGAAGGTTCCCCTTGTTCTCGCCCTCATAGAGGCAGGACAAAGCGAACGATCAGCCTGTGAAGAAATCGGGATTAGCCGATCAACTTTCAGGACGACGGCGCTCCGCGTCTCTTCGGGCGACCACTACGCGCGCGCGCTTGAGGGTTTGGCGCTTGATCAGGTCGAGAAGCTTGAGGCGACCATTCAGGATATGCGCGACGGAACGCTTGACCCTGCTATCGGTCGAATTGAGGTTGACGCGCGTAAATGGTTTGCCAGCAAGTTTCTGCCGAAGCGGTTTGGCGACAAGGTTGAGGTCGAGCATTCGGGTTCGGTCCAGACGCAGACGGATGATCAGCTTGAGGCCCGCATTGCCGCGCTGATGGCGACGAATGCTCGCTGACCTGTCAACGGCGCATAAGCTTGAGCTGCTGTCGCTGCTTGAGGAGAAGGACCGGCGGGCGCGTCAACGCAAGCTCTGGACCTATTACCCGGACACAGGCCCGCTAAGGCGCGAGCTATACAAAAAGCACTTAGCGTTCTTTGCTGCTGGCGTGACGCATCGTGAGCGCGCGGCGATGGCTGCTAACCGGGTTGGCAAGTCTGAGGGGATTGGAGCGTATGAGGTCACGCTACACCTGACGGGCCTTTATCCTGACTGGTGGCCCGGTCGGAGGTTCAAGAACCCTGTCAACGTGCTTTGCGGTGGTGACACGGGCACGACCACGCGAGACATCATCGTCGCCAAGCTGCTAGGCCCTGCGTCGGATCGCGGGACGGGCATGATTCCGGGTGAGTGCATCGAGAAGGTCCGGCCTAGCGCGGGCATCCCCGATGGCGTTGACTTCGCGGTCATCAAGCACGTCTCGGGCAAGTCGAGCATCGTCCAGTTCCGCTCATACGACCAAGGGCGCGAGGCATGGCAAGGGACGGAACGTGATGTCGTCTGGTTCGATGAGGAGCCGCCGGAAGCTGTTTACACCGAGGGGTTGCTCAGGACGCTGACGACGAAGGGCATGGTGCTGGCGACCTTTACCCCGCTGCGGGGCCTGACAGACGTTGCGCTGGCCTTCCTGCCGGAGCATGGCGGCAAGTTCTGCGTCCAGATTGACTGGGATGAGGTTCCGCACCTTTCCGACGAGGACAAGGCGGACCTGATGAGTTCAATCCCGCCTTACCAGAGAGAGGCGAGAACGAAGGGCATCCCGGCGCTAGGGTCCGGCGTGATCTATCCGGTGGCCGAGTCCGCGTATCTAGTCGAGCCGTTTGAGATACCGCGACACTGGCCACGGGCGTTCGCGATGGACGTGGGCTGGAACCGGACGGCTGCGATCTGGGGCGCTTGGGATAGGCAGTCCGATGTCGTCTATCTGTATGATGAGCATTATCTAGGCGAAAGCCCTCCGCAGATACACGGGGACGCGATCAAGGCTAGGGGCTGGTGGATACCGGGCGTGATTGACCCGGCTAGTTCAGGGTCTAATCAGAAAGACGGAACGGCGTTGAGGGATGAGTATATTACCCTTGGGCTGGACTTGGAGAGCGCGGACAATACCGTTGAGGCGGGTATTCACGCGGTTTATAGACGTTTGGCGTCTGGTAGGTTAAAGGTCTTTAGAACGCTGCCTAACTTCATGTCTGAAATCAGGCTTTATCGCCGTGATGAGAAGGGCAAGATAGTGAAGGACCGCGATCACCTGATGGACTGCTTTACAGGCGACACGTTGGTACAGACGGAGGACGGTCCAGTTCCTATCATTGATCTGGTCGGGACGACTGGTCGCGTTGTTACTGTTGGCGGTGGCGTTGCTGAATACGAAGCCTGTCAGAAATACGGACACAGAAACACGGTTCGCCTGATTTTCGATGATGGGTCGGAAGTCAGATGCACGCCAGACCATCGCTTCCTTACGGAAGACGGATGGGTTGAGGCTGTTGATCTTGAGGGGATGCTTTGCGATACATACGATGTATCTAGCAGCATCGGGTCTAGCCAATGTCAGTCGTCGTCGTCTCACCAACCATTCAAGAGTTCGGCGGCAAACGATATTATCTGTGCGGAAAGTATTTCCAGCGCGACGGCTCGCGCCTTCATGTCGTTGTGTGGGCCAGCGCGAATGGTCCTGTCCCGGCTGGTCACCATGTCCACCACAAGGACGAAGACCGATCAAACAACCGGCTCGAAAATCTGGAGCTTCTCACCGCGTCGGAACACGTGTCGCATCACCAAAGCGGGCATAGTCGAGCGTTATCGCCGCTGGCGCTTAAGCGTGCTGCGGAGTGGCATGGGAGCGAAGCTGGCATTGAGTGGCATCGTCAACACTATCTCGACGTTGCTGACAGGATGCACGCGCGGGTCGCTCGCTCTTGCGACCAATGCGGCAAGGAATACGATGCCCCTGCTAATGGCGTGGCGCGGTTCTGTTCAGGCGCGTGCAAAACACGATGGCGCGTCAAGTCCGGGGTGGACGATGTATCGAGAGACTGCGCGTCATGCGGTTCTGTCTTCACCGTCAACAAGTATGTATCGCGCCAGCATTGCTCCAAAGATTGCGCCAAAGCGCTGCGTGAGCGTAAGCGAAGCGGGCAAAGCTGATGTTTACTGCCTGACGGTTCCCTCAACGGCGGCTTTCGTGTTAGGAAACGGCGTGACGGTTCACAACTGCGCTAGGTATCTGATCATGTCGGGAATGGCGCGGGCGATGACGGAACCTGTAGAGCATTACCAAGCGCCAGTGCGCGGTCAATCCAGCGTGACGGGATACTAGATGAGCATGGTCGAAGACTACGGCGGCGAATACGAAGCGCTTGAGCCGGAAGAGGTCGAGGGGATGCCGGAAGGCGTCGATCTGGACGATGCCGGTGGGCCGGAGGATGAGCGCCCGCTTGTTCTGCTGCTCGCTGCGTCCACTGGCGATGTGTCGGACATCATCATCAAGTATCTAGGCGAGACGGCACTGACCACGCTTGGTTCGCAATGCGTTGAAGACTGGCGCATGGACGATGTGGCGCGGAATCAGTGGAAGACGCAGACAGAAGCCGCCTTGGCTGCTGCGGCTCAAGATACTCCGGACGATAAGACCTATCCCTTCGACAGGTCAGCGAACGTGCAATACCCGCTGGTGACGGTGGCGTCGCAACAGTTCGCGGCGAGGGCTTATCCGGCCATTGTGAAGCCGGGCGATGCGGTGAGCGTGGCGGTTCTCGGTCGGGATGAATCAGGCCAGAAGCAGGCGCGGGCTGACCGGGTTAAGGATTACCTGAACTATCAGCTTTTCTACCGGATTGCCGATTGGGAAGGCGATACGGACGTTCTGCTTAACCAGTTGCCGATTAGCGGATGCGGGTTCCGCAAGGTCTATTACGACCCGCACAAGCGCCGCCCTTGCAGCGAGTTCGTGAACGCCCTTCATCTGACGGTGCCAAGCGATGCTAGGTCGCTGAAAGAAGCGCCCCGGATTACGCAGGACTTCGAGGTCTTCCCCTATCAGGTGAGCGAGCGCCAGCGGTCGGGGATGTATCGTGATGTTGAGCTTTTGCTTGACGGGAACGAGGACGATCAAGCGCCGCGCCAGTTCATTGAGCAACATCGCTTGCATGATCTGGATGGAGACGGGGTTGAAGAGCCTTACGTCATCACGGTTGACGTTGAGTCGTCGGAGGTCATGCGGATTGAGGCGGCTTATGATGAGCTTGACCTAGAGATTGCGGAGGATGGCCAGACGGTCATTCGGATTGAGCGGTGGTGTCCGTTCGTCAAGTATAGCTTCCTGCCGGACCCTAAAGGCGGGTTCTATGACATCGGGTTTGGGCACTTGCTGGCCCCGATCAATGCGGTGGTCAATACGATCATCAATCAACTTCTGGACGCTGGCCATGCACAGGTTGCGGGCGGTGGGTTCCTTGCGGCAGGTCTGAGGCTTCAAGGGTCTGGGCAGACGAACGTGCTGCGGTTTAGCCCGTCTGAATACAAGGTGGTGAACGCGCCGGGCGGGGACATCGCCAAGGCGATCTATGAGCGGCCCATGCCCTCGCCTAGCCCTGTCCTGTTTGAGCTTCTGGGTATGCTCATGGACGCGGCGAAGGACATTTCGGCAGTTAAGGATGTGCTGACCGGCGAGGCGGGCAAGTCACAGACGGCCACGGCGACCTTGGCCCTGATCGAGCAAGGGCTTCAGACGTTCACGGCGATTTACAAGCGGATTTACCGAGCGGCAAAGCAAGAGTTCCAACTGCTGTATGACTGCGTGTCGAGGTACGGCGACCCGGACGAGTATGCGCGGGTTCTGGACATTCCCGGTGCCACGCTGGCGGCAGACTTCAACGAGGCTGATCTCGATATTCAGCCGGTCGCGGACCCTGCCTCGGTGACGAATATGCAGCGGATGGCCAAGGCCGGGTTCCTGCAAGGGTTCCTTGGCAAAGGGCTGAACGACGAGGAAATCCTCAAGCGCATCTTTGAGGCTGCGGGCATTCCTGATGTCGAGAAACTGTTTCCGCCTAAGCCTGATGGCCCTCCCCCACCTAACCCGCTGACGATTGCGGACATTCGGGAGAAGGAAAGCAAGGCCGGTCTGAACGAGGCCACGGCGGCAAAGAATCGCGCTGATGCGATGGATAAGCTCTCCCTAGTGGCAGAGCGAGGAGTGATGAATGGAACTGGAGGACTGGGAACAGTGGCGCAACCACCCGGTGACGGAATGGGTGCTGTCGGCCCTGAACAAGGCGGCTTCGGCCCAGCTTGACGGTTGGGTAGCAGCGTCGTGGGAGGCGGGTGAGAGCGACCCGCTGTTGCTTACGACGCTTAGAACACGGGCAGACGCATATCGCGCACTGTCTGAAATAGCCCTCGAAGATGTGAGGAAGATGCATGATTCGACCGATTGAATACAACGTGCTGGTTCGGCCTGATGCGGCAGAACAAAAGACCAAGGGAGGGATTATCCTCTCTGACCAGACAGTAGAGAGCGACAAACACGCGCAACAGCGTGGGGTTATTGTCTCTATGTCCCCGGCGGCTTTCGATTATGCGGAGTGGCCGGAAGGTGGGAAACCTGAAATCGGTGACCGGGTATTGTTTGCCCGATACGACGGCATTCTGGTGAAGGATGGCGAGGATGAATTCCGCCTTGTGAAAGACAAGGCGATTGCAGCGGTGATCGAATGACCGACGTTCAAATGGCTCCAGAGGCTCAAGAGGCCCCCGCTCCTGATGTAGCGGCCCCTGACATCCCGAATGACGCTCCTGCCCGTGAGGCGGCGTCTCCGCCCGATCTGGAGGCCCTTGCGAGGGAAATGGGTTGGCGTCCAAAGGAAGACTGGAAAGGCGACGACTCCGGCTGGCGTGATGCCGGGGAGTTCGTCAAGCATACGGTCGATGCAAACCGGACGCTAAAGCGCGAGCTTGGCGAGGTGAAGGACACGATCAAGGGTCTGTCGAAGACCAATGAGAAAATCCTTCAACGGGAACTGGATAAGCAGCGTGTGGCCCTAGAGCGCAAGTTCGCTCAAGCGGTGGATGCGAACGATCCGACCGAGGCCCGCCGTGTCTCTGCGGAGATTGATGCTCTTGAACGCCAGCCGGTCCAGCAGGACTACAAGGCCAAGTTCAAGGCGGACAATCCGTGGTTCGGTGATGACAAGGAAGCGACGGCTTACGCGACTGCGATGGCTGGCGTTGCCGCGTCGGAAGGTAAAGACCCGGACGCTCAACTGGCCTATGCGGCTGAGAAGGTCAGAAAGCGGTTCCCTGAGCTGTTTGATGCGAAGCCGGTGCAACGCAATGCCCCGTCCGTAGAGGGTGGCCAGCGTGGCGCTCCCCCGCCGAAGAAAACCTATCCCCCGGCTGTTCTGAACGCCGCCCGCCAAGCCGTTGAGCGCAAGCGGGCCGATAGCGTTCAAGAATACCTTGCCATGTACGATGCGGAGATGCGCTGATGGCTCGCCCTTACAACAGAAAGCCCAAGATGACCGAAGCCGCTACGCCGCAACCGGCCCCGACGACCATTGATCCGTCTGTTCTGAACGAAGCAATGCCCGCGCCGAAACCGGAAGCCAAGTCGTCTGGTATCTCGCCGCGTCGTCTTCAAGAGATGCGCGAAAGGCGTGAGCGCAGTAACGGAACGCTTGACACCATGACGGTCATGCGCCTTGGCTTGCCCGAGGAAGTAATCCGTGATAACGCTGATTGCGAGCTTCGATGGGTCAACGATGAAGGTGGCCGAATCGAACAACTGACCCAGAGGAACTACTATGATGTGGTTGAAGGGGTCGAGGGACGGACTGTAGGCACAAGTGCCACGGGCGTTCCCATAGTCGCTAGACTCCTTCGGAAACCCAAGGAGTTCGCGGTAGAGGACCGGAAAGCCAAGCTGGACCGTCTCAATCAAGTTGAGAAGGCTGCGCTTCAGGGTGAAGGTTCGGGGGCCTCGGCTCCATCTCCTGCGGGCATCTACGCCCCTTCCGATAACACCATCAGGGGCTTCAAGCCCTAAAGGAGTCTTTTCCTATGGCTAACGTCAATTCTCCGTATGGGCTGCGGCCTGTACGCGAGCGTGACGGTTCTCCCTACAGCGGCGCTGCCAATACGTATTACGTCCCCTCGACGGATGCGACGGCGCTGTTCATCGGTGATCCTGTCATTCTCGCTGGCTCGGCTGATGACTCGGGCGTGGCCCCGACCGTCACCCGCGCTACCGCTGGCGCAACCAACCGCATTACGGGCGTTGTGGTGGGCTTTCAGCCTAACCCGGCGTTTGTGCCGTTCGGTTATCGTCCGGCTTCGACCGAGATGTATGTTCTGGTCGCTGATGACCCAGACATCGAATACGCGATTCAGGCGGATGCTGACGGCATTGCCGCTGTACAGATTGGCCTCAACGCCAACCTGACGGCGGGTTCTGGTTCGACGGCAACGAAGCGTTCGGGCTTTATTCTGGACGGTTCCACGCCTGCTGCCGATGCGACGTTCCAACTGCGCATTCTCGGCCTTGAGCCGCAAATCAATAACGAGGTCGGGGCTTATGCTGACGTTCTCGTTCGTATCAACCTGCCGACCGAAGCTGGCGTCGCCAGCGGCCTTGGCATTTAAGGGAGGGCTTGATCAATGGCTGTGATTACACGCTCTAATCATCCCGACGCGCTATGGCCCGGCGTAAAGCTGTGGTTCGGTAAGGAGTACGGGAAGTATCCCAAGCTCTACACCCAGTTCTTCGACAAGGAGAAGTCGGACAAGGCTTGGGAATACCTGATTGAAGCCACTGGCTTTGGTCTGGCCCCGGTCAAGACCGAAGGCGCGTCGATTGCTTACGACTCGGATCAGCAGGGCTACAAGAACACCCTGTACCATGTCGTTTACGGTCTGGGTTACATCGTGACCCGCGAGGAGCAAGAGGACGACCTGTATCGGGAAGTCTCCGAAACCCGCGCGTCGTCGCTGGCCTTCTCCATGTCCACGACCATTGAGATTGTTCACGCGAACATTCTCAACCGTGGTTTCACCGGCGGCGCTTATGCCGGTGGTGACGGTGTGGCGCTTTTCTCGACCGATCACCCGACGCTTTCGGGCAATCAGGCCAACACGCTTGCCGCTGCTGCGGACCTTTCGGAAGCCTCGCTTGAGGATGCCATCAAGGTTCTGATGCAGATGCGCAACTCGCGCGGCCTGAACATTCCGGTTGCCCCGACGAAGCTGATGGTCAATCCGACCGAAGCCTTCAACGCGGAACGGATCATCAAGTCGAACCTGCGTCCGGGCACTGCGAACAATGACATCAATGCCATTCGTTCGATGGGCCTGCTTCAGGACGGCTATGTCTCGAACCCCTATCTGACGGACCTCGATTCGTGGTTCCTGAAGACGGACGTTCCGGGTGGCCTGAAGTCGATGTGGCGTCGTGAAGTCGAGCTTGAGCGCGACAACGACTTCGACACCGAGAACCTGAAGGCCAAGGCAACCGCTCGTTTCGTCCCCGGATGGGGCGACTGGCGGGGCTGTTTTGGGGTGGCCGGGGCGGCTTAGTAGCCCCGCGCTCCAATAACCTCACCCCCGGCAGGCTTCGGCTTGTCGGGGGATTGGAGAGATTGATGGCCATTCGTCCCGACAGCATAGGCGCTCCGAACTATATACCCGGTGGCGTTTTCGCCATTTGCGCCCGCTGTTCGTTCAAGCGGCGTCGTCCTGACATCGCGAAAGAATGGACGGGGCTGATGGTTTGCCGGGACACTTGTTGGGACCCTCGGCCCGCTATCCTGACGGCCCCTAACGTGGGTCCAGAGGGTGTGCCTCTGCCCGATATTACGCCTCGCCCGCCTGACTTGTTCGTTGACCCTGAAAACCCCGTCCTCCCGGAAGACCTGTAGCGATGGCCACAAGTGGCAGCATTTCCGAACTGTTGACGGCGCGGGATTTTGTCACGCAAGCCCTGACGCTGATTACGGTGTTGGGTGGCGGTGAAACGCCGTCAGCGGACGATGCGGCGCAAGGGCTGACGCAACTCCAATGGATGCTCAAGAGTTGGCAGGCGGACGGCTGCAACCTCTGGCGCGAGGAAGAGAAAACGATTCCCTTCCCGGCTAATACGAAAACGGTGACGCTGGACCCGCGCGTGCTGGATGTCCAAGAGGCCCGTGCGGAGATTAGCCCGACGTTTCAGCGGATTCTGGACCGATGGGAGCGGGGCGAATACATCGTCCTGCCCAATAAGAACGCTGCTGGCCAGCCGACTATTTTCTATTTCCGCCGCTTGCGTGACGACGTAACGCTGACGCTGTGGCCGGTTCCTACGATTGCGACGAACGTCTTTTGCACGACGGCGCGTGTGATTGATGATGTGACTGATCTGGATCAGAACATTGATGTTCCGCAAGAGTGGTCGGAGACGGTGACCTATAATCTTGCCGCGCGTTTGCTTGATACGTTCGGTGTGACGGAAACGCGGCCTGTGTTGGCGGCGAGTATCGCATCAAAGGCCGCAAGTCTGTATGATAAGTTGAGCGGGTTTGATCGGCCCTCGGCAGTATTCCTTCAGCCCCAATACCCCCATAGAGGATATTCCTGATGAGCGGCGTTACTCGCTTCTTTGAAAGCCCCAACGGCAAAGACGTTCCCGTCAGCTACGAAAAGCCGATGCCGGTTACTGGGGGTATCCTCCCAGTGGCTGGCACCACGGCGACGAACCGCTCTGGCACCGCGACCACGACATCCGGCGGGCTGAGTGTTGCTGCTAACACGGCGCGCAAAGCGCTTGTTGGGCAAAACGTGTCTTCCGTAAATATTGGTTTCAATGAGTTTGGCGGAACGGCAGTGATCGGCGCGGCAGGAACTTACACGGTCGCGCCCGGCCTTTCGTTTAGCATCTCGACCTCAAGTCTTGTGAATTTCATTGCCGCATCGGGAACCGCCGCCGTTTCTATGACGGAGTACTGATCCGATGGCCATTGTTGGCGATCTGGTGATTGGCAGGCAAGGCGAGAATCGTGTTCCTGTGTCTGGACGCTATTCGGCTCCGGCAGACTTCCGCGTGGCCATGCCAGCGGGTTCGACCTATACGCGGACTGGCAGTGCGACCGGGTTGACGCTTGCGGGAACGTTGACTGAATTTGCGGCAGACGTTCCGCAGCGGACTAATCGCGGACTGGCGTTGGAGCCAGCATCAACCAACGTGTTGCTGAACAACGTTTTTGATGGTGGGGGCGCAGCGCCAACAAAATGGAGTCAGCCTGATGGGTCGGGATCGAGCGTCGCGACCGCATCTGTGTTGATTGCGGGCGCGTCGGCATATATCCAAACGGCGACCGCGCAACGCCCATATTTGGCGCAAACAGTGACGGTGGGCGTCGGAACTTACACTCTGTCGTTCTATGTTGAGGCTATCACGGGGACGATTATTGCCATTAATATGCTTTTGCCGGTTCCCGGTACGGCGACAGCGGGCGATACGATTTGGCCTGTGTGTCCAGCCAACCCGTCCGGCGGTTTAGCGGGCGTTATCGGTGTCGGGCGGCTTGATATTCAAGTACCCGTCACCGGAGCCGGGACTTTGAGCGTGTGGGCCGGAGTCGGCGCGGGATCGCCAGCCACGGGGTCTGCGACGTTTTCGTTGCCGGTTGCGGAGGCAGGCGCGGTTGCAACATCGCCTATTCTTACGACCGGCTCCACGGCCACGCGCGGCCTGCCAGTGTTTACGGAGGCGGTTCCGGCGGGTTTTACCAAAGCTATGCTGACTTATTACGATGGCACCACAACACTTGTTTCCGGCTTGCTGCCGGGCGGGACGCTTGATGTGGCGACGGCGGTTATCGGGGCGGGCAAGGGGCGATTTGGCGTGTCTGAACTAGTGACGCGGTCATGGCTGTCGTGAGCGGTTCCTAATGCCCCCGGCGCTTATCGGCACAACCTATGACAAGCGTGTCGTCGGCAAGCTTCCGCCTGTCCGGCTGATAAATCGCTATGTCGAAAGCGCAGCGGCCAATCAGGTGACCGGCGTGGCGATTCTGCCAAGGCCGGGGCTTGTGCTGAAGGAGACAGTAGGGGACGCGCCACAACGCGGCGTGTTTCGCGAGGATGGGTTGTTTGATGGCGACCTGTTCAATGTCTCGGAAAAGATGCTTTACCGCGCTGGCGTCCTCGTGCCGTTTGCGGCGGGCGTGACGATTATCGATGGCACTGACCTGATCCGGTGGGCGGGAACGGACCTTGTTGAAGGACTGTTCTTTGTCGGGGGTGGGGTGCTGTATCTCTACGACGGGACAGATGTTGACGAAGTCACCGTGCCGGATGCCCAACTCGCGACCGATGTAACCGAGATCAATGGTTATATCATCGTGCAGGTCGCGGGCACGGGCAGGCGTTACTTTATCCGGCCCGGTGAGATTACGATTGACCCGCTGGACTTCTTCACTTCGGAAAGCTCGCCAGACGGTTCGGTGGCCACGATTGCGACGGCGTCGGAGCTTTGGCTGTTTGATTCCGAAAGCGCGGAGGTCTGGCTTCCGACCGGCAATAGCGATGCGCCGTTCCAGAGGTATCAGGGCCGCATCTTCTCGCGTGGGGCGACCTCGCGCGATTGCGTCCTTCAATTCGATAACACGATTTTCTTTGTGGGCGAGGACAACGAACAAGGGCGGATTGCCTACCGGGCGGCAGACGTTCCGCAGCGTATCAGCACGACGGCGATTGAGGAGAAGTTCCGACTTTCGGAGGCGGATTTTACGGCGATTGCGTTCATCCTTGACGGCCACGCGTTCTATATCGTGTCGTGCGACCAAGGCTCGTTTGCCTATGACGTTTCGACGGGTGCATGGTGTGAATGGCAGTCCTATGGCTTGCCACGGTTCCGTGGTCATGTGGCTGTTGCCTCGGCAGGCTCGCCCGTGGTTCTGGGGGACAGTGAAAGCGCCAAACTGTTCACGCTTGATCCGACCGTAGGCAATGACGACGGCGACCCGATCTATCGCGTGGTGGGTGGTGGGGTTCCTACGGTTCGCAGACAGTCGATTGATAGTCTGTGGATGCAATGCAACACGGGCTATTCGTCGGACCCTGACTATCTGCCCCTAATCCGCATCCGGTTTTCCAAGGATGGCGGGAATACATGGGGTGATGAGAAACAAGCAAACCTCGGCTTTACCGGACAATATAACAAGCGCGTGTTTTGGACGCGGTGCGGGCAGTATCGCTCTCCCGGTTTCTTGTTTGAAGTGATAGACTCTGACAATGTGCAGACGACTTTCCAGTACGCTGTTTTTAACGAGCCGTTCTGATGGTTAGTCGCCCTGTTGATGTCTCGCCGGTCCAGAACGCGTTTCCTATTGTTGACCCTGTAACGGGCAAGGCAACGGAGACGTTTCAACGGTTTCTGCTCAATCTTTGGGAACGAACCGGCGGCTTTACGGATGAGTTCTTTGAGATACTGACTGTTGCCAATCTCGGCACCATTCAGGGGCTTATTGCGTCGGGGCAAAACGAGGCGCTGGCACGGGCGCTTGGCGATGTGGCGGCGCAAGGGCGGCTCAACTCTATCGACCGGCTGTCGCAAGAGCTGGCGTCGCTTGGCCGACAGGTGAACCTGTTGCAAGGCGTAGTGGCGTCTAACTTTCGGGTACCGCAGCCGACGCGGGTGGTGTCGTTTACGCAGAATGACGTTTGGCAGCTCAACCCGGACATCAAGGCAATCGCCGTCTTTGCTGTCGGCGGGGGTGGTGGCGGCGGCGGAGGCACGGGTGGTGCGAATGGCGGTGGAGGCGGGGGTGGTGCAAACTACTCGATGGCCTTTATCGAAGGCTCGCTGTTGCCTGCGACCATCGCGGTCACAATCGGCGCGGCTGGCGCGGCGGGGGCTGGTAGTGGCGGGGCTGGTGGTGATGGCGGAGATAGTTCTTTCGGGTCTTTCGTGGCGGCGAAGGGCGGCAAGGGCGCGAGCGGCACCGGCACGGGCGGCGCGGCCAATGAAACCTTTGGCGGCATGTTCCAAGGCGGGCCGGGTGGCAATGGCGGGTCCGGGGGAAGCGACGGCGATTCTGCCGTAAACGATTATCCGGGAGCGCCGGGCGGCGGTGGTGGTGGCCTCTATGCCGGAACGCCGTCTGTTGGTGGATCGGGCGGCACTGGCAATGGCCGGTCGCTTCTGGCCGAAGGCGGCGGCGGATCGGGGGGCATCGCGGGCGGCGCGGGTGGTTCTACGCCGGTTTCACAAACCCTGATCGGCCCCGGATTCGGCGGCGGCGGGGGTGGCTCAACGCTAACGTCGGCAGGCGTGGGCGGTGCCGGGTATAACGGCGCGGGTGGTGGCGGCGGCGGCGGTAACGCCGCTGGCGGTATTGGCGGCGAAGGCCGCGTTTGGGTTGTGGAGTATTACTGATGGCGACGAGAGCAACGGGCGTAACGGACGACCTGACCACGACCGCTACGGCGGTTTTGACGGCTGGTCCGAATGAGGCGATTATCTTCACCAACGTCATCGCGATGAACCGCGATACGACGGCACGGGTTGTTACATTGTATCAGGTGGCGGACGGCGGCGTGTCGGGCGCGACGAACCAACTGCTGACGCAATCGGTCTATGCGGGGCAGTCAACGTCGGTTCCGATTGGCGCGGTGGTCATTGCCAACGGCGCTTCGCTTCATGCCAAGATTGACAGCGGAACGAGCGTCAATCTGTCCCTGAACTACTATACGACAGACCAACAAGCGTGAGGACGCTAGACCCGTCATATCTGAACGAGGTCGCCAATCATCCGAAAGTCCGTCCGTGGCTTAAGGGGGAGGGCGAGGTCGATCTGTCTTCGCTGATTAGCGACCCGTCGAATATCGCCTTGCAGTTTGAGGGCGGTGGATGGGTGCTAAGGAACCTTGGCGCTTGTCAGTATGAGGTTCACTCGATGTTTGTCCCGGAGGTTAGAGGGGCAAAGGTTCGGGACAATCTGAAGGCCGCGCTAGAGTATGTCTTCTTGCAGACGGATGCGGTTAAACTTGTGACGCAGTTGCCGGAAGGTAATCTGGCCGCGCGGGCACTTGCGCGGATTGCGGGTTTTCGGCTATGGTTCGGGGAATATCACGTCCTCTGCATTGAGGATTGGATTCAAGCGAGCGATGCTTGCTTACAGGCCGGTCAGCAGTTTCATGAGAAACTAGAGGCAATCATCCCCTCTCATGCTGCTGGAGCGGCGTTTCTGATGCTACCGACTAATCCGGCGAAAGCTGTCTGGCATTACAATCAATGGGCTGCGGTTTGCTTCGCGCCGCTGCTAAATCTTGTCTCGGTGACGCCGCTGATGGTCGAGTGCGGCAAGGTTCTCCACGGCCCTGATCTGGAGGCTATCTGATGCCGGTAGCACCCGCTCTTATTGGTGGCGCTGCTGTTCTCGGTGGTGCCTCTATTGCGTCTAGAGGCGCGTCTCGGCAGGCCAGCGCGGCGCAGGACGTAGCCAACCAGAATAATCAGCTTCAACAGAACATCTTCAATCAGCAGCGCGCTGATTTGGCCCCGTGGCGGGCTTCTGGCGAAGCTGCGCTGACAGAGATTAACCGTCGCCTTGGCTTGGGTGGTGCGTCAGCGGCCCCGCGTCAAGGCGCTGGCCCTGTGATGGGCGGTGGTGGCCAAACCCTTACCCCGACGATGGGCGGTGGCGGGGGTGGTTATGGCGCGGGTGGTGCAAGCTACGACCAACGCGACACGGCCTTGATGGCCCCGACGATGGCTATGGGGACAGACAAGGGCGGGATGGTTCCGCAAGCGATGGGCGGGGTGCTATCGACGGATGGCGCGACCGGCCCGCAAGTGTTGCCCGGTCAGCAAGGAACGGCAAACCCCACGGGTGTTGTTTCGACTACGCTTTCGCCCGCGCCGGGAACGCCGGGGGTTGGCAATGCGCTGGACCCTGAGAACCGTTACGGCGGCTTCTATGCCTCGCCCGGCTATCAGTTCCGCTTCGACGAAGGCCAGCGCGGGATTAACGCGAACCGCGCGGCGTCGGGCATGATGCAGAGCGGTGACACGCTGCGAGCCTTGACCCGCTATGGTCAGGACTATGCCTCGAACGAATACAATACCCAACTGAACCAACTGTTCAGCGTGGCGGGCCTCGGCCAGACGGCTACGGGTCAGGGTAACGCCTTAGCGGGTCAATACGGCGCTCAGGTCGGAATGAACAATCAGAACGTCTCGAATGCCCTTCAATCCAGCTACGGGACGCAAGCGAACGCGTGGGGCAATGCCTTGGGCAACATTGGCGGGAACCTCGCTTACAACTGGCCCACGGGCGGCGCGACGGGTGGTCAGAATCCTCCGTCTGATCTTTGGGGGCTGTTCTGATGCAAGTCGATCCTTACGCCGCGACGAACGCGCTTTCCGAAGGCTTTAATCAGCAGCAGGCGATGGCTCAATCACGGGCTAGGCGCGTGGCGGGTAATGCGTTGGCGGGTGGCAATATGGCGGGGGCCATGTCTGCGCTTGGCGGTGCTGGTGATCTGCAAGGCCAACGTGTCCTTCAGAGCGATATGACCCGCGATGCCGACGAACAACGTGAACGCGAGGAAGCAGAACGGACGGAAAAACTGACGTTCATCCTTCGCGGTGCGGAGGGCCTGTTGCAAGCCCCGCCCGATCAGCGCCGTGATATTTACACGAACACGCTGCGTCCGGTGCTTCAGCAGATGGGCTTCCCGGATGACGTTCTGTCTCAACTGGATGCGTCGGAAATGAGCGATGCTCAACTGCGCTCGCTGGTAACGGCGGTTGGCGGCGAGCTTCCGTCAATCACCGCTGGCGACCGGATGTCCGGCGGCAATGTCATTCGCCCAGACCCTTACACTGGCGAATACGGCACGGTTTACGAGGCTCCGGCGGCAGCGCCGAACGTCCCGCCCGGCTGGATGATGAACGAAGACGGCAGTATGTCGCCGCGTCCCGGTTACGTCGAGGGCCAGCGCCAGTTGTCGGGTGCCCGACGTGCGCCTCCTCGCCCCCGCTCTAGCGGCGTGGGTGGTTCAGCCCGACCGGGGACGAGTGGCCAAGCGGCTCCGGCCCCTACCCGTCGTCCGTGGGAGCGTTACTAAATGGCGCAACAGCAGCCCGCACCGTCTGTCGGAGAGGTTATCGACGGGTATCGCTTCAAGGGCGGTAATCCGGCGCAAGAGTCGTCGTGGGAACCGGCAGAGCCGCCGGGTGCGCGGTTGCTTCCCCGTGGCCGTGCTACGGGCGACCGCCGCTCGGAAGAAGCCTATTGGGGCCGTCGCCGCACTCAAGGCGACCCGGCTGTTACGCAAGCCGAACAAGGTGTTGCGGCGTCTCGACGGGCTGAAGGATTGCTGGCGCGTCAGGAAGCGCAAGGCCAAGGCACGGGCGGCATTTACGGCATTCCGTTCATCGGCCCTGTCGCCGGTTTCCTTGACCCTGAAATCCGCGAACTAAACGCCCTTCAAGCGCGGCAGGCCCGTCTTGAGCGCCAGCCCGGCGAAGGCGCTATTTCGGACTTCGATGCCGCTCAGTTTGTCGCCATGACGTATGGCGCTGACAAGCCGATGGACACGAACCGCGCGCTGATTCAAGCGCAGCGAGTGATTAACGATGCCACGCTGCAAAAGCGCGAGTTTGATGAGTGGTATTTTGGGCAGTACGGGACGACGGCAGGCTCGCAAGAGGCGTGGCGCGTCTATGCTCAAGAGAACCCGATTTTCGACCCCGCGTCTCAACGTGGTGAAGGTCCGGCACAACTAAACCGTGGCCGTCAAAACTGGCGTCAGTATTTTACCGGTGAGCAAGGGCTAGACACCCAAGCCGAAATGGACGCCGCCGCCACGGCAGGAACAGACGAATTTGGATTGCCTGAATATGGTATCCAAGGCGGGCGGGAAATTGATGTTCGGCCCGCTGGCCCCGGTGCCGGTCCTGACAGTCCTGTCGATATTTCTGGCCTGTCCGCTGCGGACTTGATGAACCTTCAGCCGGGGCAATACATCAAGTTCCCAGACGGTCGCGTTGAACGGCTTGCTGGCGCTCCGCGTGTGGGAGCGAGCGGCGAAGAGGTAGCGCCCGGCGTGTTTCAAGAGCGCGTGTCGCCGGAGCAAGCCATTGAGGCGCGGCGCGCGGATGA